GGCGACGAGGCGCTGTGGACCGACGCGTTCAACATGGTGCTGGCCGGTGGGCACGACCGCCAGGCGATCGTGGCGCTCGGCCTCGCCGCCCCCTTGATGGCCTTCAGCGGCGTCGACGGTGCGCTGGTCAACGCCTACTCGCCGGACTCGGGCGTGGGCAAGTCCACCCTGTGCGACGCGATCCTGTCGATCTGGGGCAGCCCCGACAAGCTGCGCAAGGACTTCCGCGACACTGCCGCGGCGACGTTCCACCTGGCGGCGATCTCGGGCAACCTGCCGATGGTGGTCGACGAGTTCACCAACGTGAATGGCGCCGACCTCTCGAACTACATCTACACCATCACGCAGGGCCGCGAGCGCCACCGTCTCGGGGCAGACAGCAAGCTCAAGGACAACCCCAACCGTTGGTGCCTGCCGTGGATCGCCACGTCGAACCTGAGTGTGCACGCGAAGCTGCAGGCGCACCGCCAGGACGCCGTAGCCGAAGCCGCCCGCGTGTTCGAGATGCGCCTGTTCCCGCTCAACGTCGACCCGGCGCAGATGGGCGCGGCGAAGGCCAAGATCGACCAGATCAAGCACAACTACGGGTTCCTCGGCCCCAAGCTCGTGCAGCTGTTCATGAGCAAGCCGGAGAGCTACTGGCGCAACGCGGTGATGAAGCGCGTGTCGTGGTGGGACCAGCAGATGGCCACCGATACGTCCGACCGCTTCCGTTCCGTCGTGGCTGCGCTGATCGAGCTGGGCGCGTACATCGGCCAGAGCCTGGGTTACGGCTTCGACCCGCAGCAGATCGTCGCCACGGTCCAGCAGCACTGGCGCACCCAGGTGGCCGAGTACGAGATGTCCCGCACGCAGCCGGGCGACTTCGTGTCGAACTACATCGCCGAGCACATCAACCGCATCGTGGTCTACGGCGGCGAGACGGGCGACCAGCTGCTGGGCGGCGCGCCGCCGCTCGACTACGCCGGTGAAATCCACGGCACCTCGCGCATCGGCTCGAAGCTCGCCGTGAAGTACGTGCGCATCCCGCTCAAGCATCTGAAGGACTACGTGACCAAGAACAACGGCGACTTCCGTGCCGTGCAGGAGTGGCTGACCGCCGAGCTCAACAAGCAGGGGCTCGTGCAGAACATCGGCCCGACCACCTTCCTCGCCCACACCCCTCGCTCATTCCGCTTGCGTGGGATACAGTTCACCCCAGCGATCCTCGGACACGCTACGCTGAACGTGGTGGGGGACACTACACCGGCGCAAGCCGCAGCGGTATCGCCGTGATGGCGACAAGGTGGACTTTATTGAAAGTTCACGTGCGCTGAGAGATACTCAGCCCCGGAGTTCAGAGAGGCTCCACGCCCGTGGCCAGCACACCACAGGCACTCGTAGCCCCGGCAGCCACGTGTTGCCGGGGCTTTTTCTTTCGCTATACTGACGCCGCAGCCAGGAGTGCCCATGCACCCGTGGTCCCCTGCGGAGGCTGCCCTGACGTGGTCGACGTGCTTTGCACGGGTAGCGCCGCCTGCGGGTCGCCCGAGGCGGCGTCTTTTTGTGTGCTACAGTCCGCTCGTCGCCAGACCGGTCGAGCGGCCGCAACGCTCAGCCCCGCACCCTAGACCCAGTGCGGGGCTTTTTATTGCCCGATCGCCTTCGCCGCGGCCTGGTCCGACTTCGACAGGGCCTTGCGCTTGAGCTCGTTCGCCAGCGTGCTGCTGGTGATCTTGAACTGCTTGTCGCGGTCCTGGTTGAACGCGGCGATGTCCTTGAGCACGTCGGCGCGGTCGCTGCCCTTCGCGGCGTGATACTCCTGCAGCAGCTTGTCGCGTTCGGTCTGGATGCGGTCCTTCGCCGCGTAGCGGGCAGTGCGCTCGTCGTACGCCTCGCTGGTCGCTGCGCTCGGTACGCCCAGGGCCCGGGTGAACAGCTCGAGCGGGTTCATGTCCGCGCGGTCGCGAATCTGCTGCCCGTTCGCCGTCTGCACACCGTTCATCGCCTCATTGATCGCGGTGAGCACGGCACGGGGGGCTGCCGGCAGGATGTTCTTCGCGCCGTTCTGCACGTCGCCCTGCATCAGCGCGCCCATGCCATTGCCCAGCCGCTTCGCGTTGCTCCACACCGGACCCATCGCGGTGATCAGCGCGCGGTCCATGAAGTCGCCGGTCTGGGCCTTCTCGCCCAGCGGCTTGCCGGTGTAGCGCGTGTCCATCAGGTCCGGCAGCCCGATGCGGTTGGACAGGTCCAGCCCGAGCAGGGCGGGGGCGCCGTACTTACCCACGCGCACCAGCTCCTTGCCGTTGCCCTTGCCCAGCACCTCGTCACCCAGGTCGGTGGCCACGCTGTTCATCCAGTCGTCCAGCGTCTGGTCCTTTTTCTTTTTGTCGATCAGGCCGGCGCCGCTCGCGCCATACATCAGGCCGCCCATGGCCAGCTTCGCTGCCGTGGCCACCGGGCCCAGGCCGGCCGCGCCGGCGAACGTGGCATGCGAGCCGATCACGTAGCCCAGCGTGCGCACGGCCTGTGCGCGATCCTCGCGGCTGGCGTTCTTGTCCATCGCGGTGGCGATGTTGTGCGCGAACAGGCTGTACATGAACTGGGTGTACATCTTGAACTGCAGCATCATGCCGCCGAGCGGGCGGTTGAACGCACTCGGGCGGTTGTAGCGGCTGTAGTCGCCGTGCGTCTGCGAGACGATCGCGCTCGCATCACGCGCCGCGTCGGCGTGGTCCATGCCACGGGCCTCGCGGGCGAGGCGGTACGCCGCCAGCCCCGTGACCACGCGGTTCATCGTCTCCACCTGCTGCGCGAACGCCATGCTGAGGCGCATCACGGCCTTCGCCTTGGAGCCGACCTTGCTGGTGCTGGCCGCGTCGCTGTAGGCGTTGAGGAAGCTGAAGTCGAGCAGGCCGCGGTCGTTGAGGTACTTCAGCATCGCGCGCTCGCCGTCGTTGCGGCCGAACTTCGAGAGGATTTCCCCGGCCGACTCCTGCAGCGTCTTGCTGTCGCCGCCGTAGGTGCCCATCACGCGCTTGAGCTCGGCGGCGAACTGCTGCATGCCGCGCTTGCCGAAGAACTGCGCCGTGCCGCTGTAGGCATCCTTGAGCGCGTCCATCACGCGCCCGTAGCCGACCGCCTTGCCGTCCGCCGCGTTGCGTGCCGCCATCACCGGCGCCGATACCACGGTGGGCTGCAGCAGCTGCTGGATCAGCAGCGCCGGGGACAGGCCCAGCGACATCAGGCTCGAGGCGTCCTGCGCGGCCGACGCGAAGCGGTTGGTCGCCGTGGGCGTCATGCGCTCGGCCAGGATGCGCTGGCGCTCCTGCAGGTCGTTCATCACGTCGCCGAACGCCGGGTCGCTGCGCAGGTTCTCTTTCTTGGCCATGCCGGCCCAGGCCTTGTTGATCTCAGGGCCGTGCACCAGCTTGCCATAGGTGTTCGCCGCGCCGGCGAGACGTCGCGCGTAGCCGCTGATCATGTCCTCGCTGGCACCACGAATGTTCTGGCGCTGCAGCAGGCTGGCGCGCGGGGAGTTCTCCGGCAGCGACTCGATCGCCATCTCGCTGAGGCGCTTGTACGCGCCCGGGTCCAGCTGGCCGCTGTCGTTGAGCTTGTTCACCTCGGCCATGAACTTGCCCAGCTGCGGCACCTCCGTCTTACGGAAGAAGTCCACCGCGGTGAACGGCTCACTGATCACCGGCTCGCTGAGCTCGTCCTGCGCCTTGTCCATGTCGACCTGGCGGTGCGACCATGCCTCGCGCATCTCCTCCTCGATCTGCGGCTTGGCGCGGCGCGCCTCCCCCTCGGAGTCGAAGCGGTACATCGCGCGCTCGCCGGCGTGCGCCGACCAGGTGCCGTCGCCGTTGTCGGTGGGCGGGAAAATCTCCGCGTGCGGGTTGACCGCCTTTTCCTTGCGCCCGGCGGCGACCGCCTCCGCGCGGGAGTCGAACGTGCCCAGCGGCTTGGCCGGCATCATCGCCGTCACCAGGTACTTGCCGTCGCGCATCAGCGGGAAGTACGGGCCCTGCAGCGAGCGGGCCTCCTCGGCATTGATCGCCTTGTGCGCCTCCTCCTTCGCCTCGGCGGACACCGGCAGCTTGTCGACGTTGTCGCGCTTGGCCTCGTAAGCCTTCGTGCGCAGGTCGCCCATGGCATCGCGCAGCTGCTGGTAGATGTGCTGCGGGTCGCCCTGCACACCCTGGAGCTGGTCCCACTGGCGCTTGACCTCGTTGTAGCGGCGCAGGTTCGCGTCCTCCACCGCCTGATCGTCATCGAGCAGGTGCTTGTTCTTACCCTGCCCGAACGCCTCATCCGGGTGCACGCCGTACACGGTGGCCTTGTACATCAGCTGCTCGAGCGCCTTGCGCGCCGGCGTGGACAGGCGGGTGGCGTGCTCGAGGGCGATCTGGCCGGCCTGCTGCGCCTCGCGGCCGGTCTTCTCGGCCAGGCGCATCGCGGTGTCCCAGTCGACCAGGTGCTTGCCGAACTCGCCGCGCTTGCCGTAGCTGCGCACCAGGTCTTCCATCGAGCTGGTCATCAGGCGGACCTTGCGCGCGACGTCGCGCGCCCCGCTCTGGCCGAGCTCGCTGATCAGGTTGTTGACCTTCCGGTGCACCGCATCACGGTCGCCGCTGAGCGCGTCGCGGAACGTCTCGCCCACGCTGCGAGCCGTCTCGCCGGCAGCCTGCTGCGCCGCACGCAGGCGCACCTTGGCGCTGGCTGCCTCGGTCGGCGGGATCGCGTCCACCGGCGTGCGGTTGTAGTCCATGTGCATGGTGCGCGCCGCGGCGTCGTTCTCGCGCACGGCGCGGTTGCCCGCGACCCAGTTATCCATCATGCGCTGCACGGCCTCGGTCGGCTTGCCGAGACCGGGCACGTTGGCGTACAGCGCCTTGAGCGCATCGGCGATCTTCGCAAAGAACCGGTCCACCGCGCTGCGCGGCTTCTGGTCGGTCATCAGCCACTTGGCCGTCTCGTCGGCGATCCACTCGCGCCACTCGCTGGCGTAGGCCTTCGAGGGCTCGTAGTCGACCTGCTCGAGCAGCTTGCGCAACGCCGGCGGTGCGCGGTCCATGATCTGCTGCTTGGGCGTCATGCGGCCGGAGCTGTCCAGCCAGTCCTTGAACGCCTGGTCGACCGCCGCGCGATCTTCCTTCGGCAGCTTGTCGTAGACGTGGTCGCTGATCACGTGACCCATCTCATGGGCCAGCGACTCCAGCGCAGCGCCAGCATGCGGACCCTCGTGGTTCCACACCACCACGCGCTCGGGCTTGCCGGTCTCCGGGTTGCGCACGTCAGCGCTGGTGGCGCCGGAGATGTGCTCCGGGAGGTTCGTGCCGTAGCGCGCGTTGGCATCGGCCGGCGACATCACGTGGATTTCGTCGGGCATGCTGCCCTTGGCGTTGCGCTCGACCACGTCCGACCAGTGCTGCAGCACCTTGGCCGTGTTCGCCGGCATGCGGCCGTACACCTTGATGCGGTCCGTCGAGGCCGCCTCGTCGAGGACAGGCGCGCCCTTCGCCGGCTCGCCGACCTTGCGCGGGGTCTGGTCGAAGTCGACACGGAAGCTGTTGCGCCCACCGCCGACATCAGCGCCCTCGTAGCCGCTCTCCTGCACTGCTGCCCGGACGTTGTCCATGCCGCGCACGATGCCCTTGGCCAGGGTGCTGTCGCCCAGCCGGTCACCCAGCGAGCCCAGCAGCGTGCGCAGCTGCTCGGGGTCCATGCGGGCCATGTCACGGATGGCGGCCTTGAGCTCACCGGGGCTGCGGGGCTTGAGGTTGGCGGCATCGAGGATACGCGCCACGATCGACTTCGCCGGCGACCACTTGCCGGCATCCATCGCCTGGGACTCGATCTGCGCCGTGGCATGCGTGCGGTCGCTCAGCGCGCCCATCTCCTCGCGGGTGAGGGGCACGGCGGTGAGCGGGGACTCCGCCTTGCGGCCGGCACCCTCATGTTCCGGGCGCTCGGCGACGTCGTTGGCGTATTCCGGGTGGTTCGCCTCGACGTCCTTGCGCAGCGAGGCCTCGGCCTTACGAACGCTTGAGCGGTCGGCGGCTTGCTTGCTGGCCACTTCCTCCGGCGTTACCGGCTCGGCTGGGACTTTTTTTTTAGTCGCCTTCTCAGCCGCGCGCTCGGCGGCCTGGTTCTTCACCGCCTCGGTCTTGCTCGGCTTGGACACCACCTCGGCGGCGCGCTGCTTGACCGCCTCGCCGGCGTTCAGTGCTTCGCGTCGCGCCTGCGCACGTGCAGCCGATACCTGGCGAACCGCGCCACCCTTCGGTGCGGCTTCCGCCACGGCCGGCGCGTTACCCGATCCCAGTGCCTCCTTGACCACGGCGCCGTTTTTGTCCACCGCCTGGGTGACGGTATCGTCGCCTGCGCGTAGAGCCTCTGCCTTTGGCTGAGGCAAGTCTTGAAGCTGAGCGAGTAGTGCGTCATCGACCTGCGGAGCCTCCCTGTAGGCTTTCGCTTTGGCTCGATCGGTGGTGTACAGCGTGCCCTCGGGACGGGCCACCTTCTGCACCACCTTCCCCTTGACCTTCGGTGCCTGCGCCTCGTTACCGGCAGCGACGAACACCGCGTTACGCGAACCATCCTGCAGCGCGGCCATCTGCGCTGCAAGGTCCTGCTTCGGCTCGGGTGTGCTCGGGCTCACACCTTCGTCGCTGCGCTGGGCCGCGGCGTCGATCACGCCCTGCAGGCCCTGCTTCAGCTGGCGCGGGAACATGTCGCCCTGCGGCTCCTGACGCTCCGGCAGACGCGCACGCTGGGCCTGCAGGCGGCTCGCGGCCTCCGCCGGCGACATCGGTGCGTTCTGGCCGATCGGTGCGGGCTGCGTGTTGCCCACCGGCGGCTCCCCGGCGGGGACACCCGGCTCACCCACGCCCGGCAGCTGGCGCTGGCCCTGTGCGTCCTCCACGAACGACGGACCGCCCTGCGGCTGGCCACGCTCGGCGCGGGCCTGGCCGATCTGCTCGCCCAGCACGGCGTTATCTGCCTGCTGCAGCTGCGCGGTCAGACGGTCGCGCTCGGCGCTGAGCTGGTCCAGCGTGGCCTTGCCCGACTTCGTACGCTTGTTGAACTGGCCGGAGTCGATCAGGTTCTGCACCAGCGCCAGCGACTGACGCGCGCTCTCGACCATGCCGTGCTGGCCGGGCGTCGGGCCCGGGGCCGGTAGTGCGCCGGCGGGGCCGGTCGGCTCGGGGGCGTTCGCCGATGCCGCCTGCTCAGCGGCGCGCTGCTTGATCAGACCGGCCTTCGGTACCGGCAGCTGCGGGCCCACGTCGGGCAGCAGGGCACCCTGGCCCGGCTGGGCGCCCGTAGTCGGTGCCGCCTCCGGTGCGGGGGCCTCGCCCGGGACCGTCGGCGGACGCGTCGGGCCGGCGAACATGTCCTGCGACATACCCTGCTGCGGCGCTCGTGCGCCCTGGCCCGGCATCTCCGGCATACCCTGCGGCGCCGGCCCCTGGGACGGGGCGAAGTCGTTGCGGGGCAGCGGGGGCGGCTCGGCACGCGCCTGCGCCGCGGTGGCTGCAGCACCGATGTCCGACTGCGCGGCCGCACGCGAAGGCGTAATCGTACCGAGCAGCGCACCCACGGTGAACATGCGCGGGTCGAGGCCCTCGCGGGCGTAGTCGGTCACGCTGTGCAGCTGGTTGCCACTGGCAACGTCACTGGCCACCATGCCCGGCACGTTGGCCGCAGCGTTGATGCCCATGTTCTCGAGGCCCGTCAGGCCGGCCATGCCGATGCGCCGGGCCAGCCATGCGGCAGCCCCTTCGCCACCCATGGCCGGCGCCAGCGCGGTCGCCCGGCCCATCGCCGCCAGCGGGATGCGCCCGGCGAGCGGTGCGGTTGCGAAGCTCAGCGCGCCCGTCACGTCACCGCCCACGTCCTGCGCATGCCGGCGCAGCGCGTCGCGCGCCTGCATATCGGACATGCCCTGGCTGCGCAGCTGCGCATAGGCCGGGTTCGACGCGTTCATCTGGTCGGGGGACAGGCCCTGCGTGGCCTGGTCGAACCGATCGGCCGCCGTCTCGGCACCGGCCTGCTGACCCTGCGCACCGAACACCGTGGCGCCGAGTGCGGGATTGACCATGAACGCAGCCACCGCCGGCGCCATGCCCGGGATGTCGTTGCTGGCGATGTTGGAGATATAGCGGCCCGGGTGATCCCCGAACGAGGCATCGCTGTACGCCTGCTGCTCGAGCGACTGCCCCGCGCGGCGCTCCTGGTTGATCTGCGCGTTGTCTTGGCTGATCGCATCGGACATGCCGGCGCCGATGTCCTTGGCCTGCTTCAGCGCGTCGAAGCCCTGGTTTACCGCCGGTGCGCCACCCATGTGTGCGATCGCCGCCAGCGCGCCCATCACGCCAGGGTTGGTCACCGCCTGCTGCTCGATGAAGCGCGGCGTGCCGCGGAACAGGCCGCCGGCAATATTGCGCGTGGTCTGCGCGATCGCGTGGCCGGCGTCACTCAGCCGGTGCGACTCGGCGGTATCGTCGATGTGCTGGATGAACGACTGCAGCCGGCCCTTGTCGATCGGCTGGAACCCGGCCTGGAAGATCGCGCTGCGCGGCATCGCCTGCAGCTGATCATCGGGAATCTCGGACGCATGCCGCCACAGGGCGAAGTCCGCCGGCACGATACGGCCATTGACCAGCAGCTGCTTGGTCTGCGGGTTGTAGCCATACATCGCCGAGCCGTTGTCGTCGCCGGGGCCACCGACCGAGACCGCCGCGCCCATCGCGCTGCCACCCATCGCGGGGGCTTGCGGCGCCTGCTGGGGCACGAACGGCTGCGTGGCGTCGATGTAGTCCTGGCCGGACATCCCCTGCGGCGTGGGGTAACCCGCGCGCTGCTGCAGCGACAGAGCGACGGGATCGTTGAAGTCGGCCATGAGAGTTCCCTGTTTAACGCCTCGGTGCGAGGAGCATATCGGAGTTCAGGTTCAGCAGGGCATTGCGGGTCTGCAGCGCCGGGCCGGTCACGCGGGCCTGCGGCGCCGGCGACGTCGGGTCCTTGCTCTTACCCTTGGCACCCTTGAGCGGGCCTTCCATGTAGTTGGCCGTCTCCGGCACCAGCTTGCCGCTGTTGATCTGGCGGTTGAGGCCGGCGGGACCCGCGTTGTACGCCTTGAGCGCATAGGCCAGGGACATCGCCGGATCGCCTGTTTTCTTCATCGCATCGGCGTACAGCTGGTCACGGTACACGCGGCCGGCATAGGCATTCGCCGCCGGGTTCCGGTCGGTCTCGCCCTCGGGCATGCCCAGCTGCTTCTCGAGCTGGCGCGCCGTGGCCGGCATCAGCTGCATGACGCCGCGGGCACCGGCGCCGGACACCGCGCCCTGGTTGCCGCCCGACTCCGCACGCATCTGCTGCAGGTCGTACGCGGCGAGCGGCGACTGGTAGTTACGGGCGTTCTGCTCCCACTGGCTGTTGCCCTGCGGGACGGTGCTCGCCGACGTGCCCTGCTGCGGCTGCTGGCCCGGCAGTGTGAAGCCGCCACCCATCGCACCGCCCGCCCCCCACGCCTGCGCCGCGCGCTGGATGCCCGACTGGCGCATGGCGCCGATGCGCTGCGTGGCGTCGTAGAAGTCGGCCATGGCCTGGTCCTTCACCGCGCGCTGCGCCAGCGCAATCGACGCCGCAGCCTTCGCCGGCAGCTGGTTCGGGTCCATGGGGCGACCCTGGTAGTCCTGCAGCTGGATCGGGTTGTCGCCGCTGGCGTCGGTCGAGGAGGACACGATCATGCGCATCGGCTGGCCGGTCGCCTCGTTCTTCACGAGGTAGGCCTTGCCCGTCACGTTGCCCTTGTCGTCCTGCACGTCCTGCGCCTGGCCGACCATATCCCAGCCGCCGGCCTTCGCCGTCGCAAGCGATTGCGCAGCACCGCGCTCGAGCGCCCGCAGCATCGCCGGATCGCCGGCCTTGCTGGCCGCGTCGATCGAGGCCTCGGTGCCCTTCTGGGTCGCGAACTTCTGCTGCTCGCGCATGTCCGCGGCTTGCTGGGCTTGACGCGCACGAATCGCTGGCATGATCTGACTAGGGTTGTTGCCAATCGTGCCGGCAAACTCCTGGATATTCTCTGGCGAAAGTTCCGCCACACCGTTACCCTGCGCATCAGTTACCCATGGAACGCCATTTTTCATGGCCACACCGCCGTAACCCATCAGCTTGGCTGCAGCATCAAAGTGCCCTACAGCGCCATCGATACCGCCGAGTGCGGGGTTCATCGCGATGGTCAGGCCACGACCGAGATTCTGCTGCACCAGCGCGTCACGCGCCTCCGCATTTTTGTCACCCCAGCCTGCCGCTCCCTGCGCGTCACCGTACCGCGCCGCGTTACTTGCGACGCCCTGCGCCAGTTGCTGCTGATTTACGTCACCCGGCGCCACGCCGCCTTGCATCGCGCCGGTGTTGTTCACCGCGTTGGTGCCCGTGTCCACGTTGGCGGCGAACTGACCCGCCTGCAGCGCGCCGGGGATATCGCCCTGGATGGCCGAGCCCATCGCGCCGGTGCGTACACCCTGCGCCACGTTGCCCTGGTCGATCTGGCTCGCGCCCGACTGCCGCTGGCGCAACGCCATCAGCGCGGCCATGCGGTCGTACTGGCCCGTGCCGTACGAGTCGTCGAGGCCGCGAGCGGACAGTGGCTCCTGTGCCTGACGCGTGGCGTTGTACAGCGCCTGCTGCGCCGCACCCTGGTCCCCACCGAACTTGTCAGCGTTGAACGCACCAGAGTTGATCTGGTCCTGCAGGTCCTGCATGCGGTTGTTCGACCGCAGGTTGGCGATGCGGTCGCCCAGCATATTGCCCGCAGTCATGCCCTGCAGGATGGCGCTACCCAGACCCGTATCGGCCATGATCAGGCTCCCGGCCGGTGGTATTTGTCCACCAGCTTGTCGAAATGGTTGACACCCAGCTGGCGCACAACGTCAGCAGGGATCACGTACTCATCCGGCGAGAGCATGGCGTGGATTTTGTCGCGCGCCTGCATCGACGGCATCATGCCCTGGTGCATCTGGCTGGGGCGAGGCGGCGCCGGCTGCTGGTTACCCATCGCACCGCCCTCGGCGCGGTACTGCGCCTGCAGGAACTGCTTGTGCATATTCGGGTCCGCCGCGAACGCGTCCTGCTGGCCACCGCGCCCGAGACCACCGCCCATGGCGCCCATGGCCTGCCCCCAGCGCTGCACGGCCGTGGGACCCGACAGCGACACATCCGACGCTGCGCTGCGCGCCTGCGCCGGTGCCATGTCGGACACGTTGACCTGCGGCGCATCCATCCAGCTGCCCCCCTGCATGATCGCGTCGTCGGCCAGACCGCCCTCAGCCATCATCGCCATGCCGGCGATCGACGCTACGGTGCCCACGTTGTTCATGAAGTTTTGCGACTGCTGATTCTTCATGTTCTGCACGGACATCTGGTTTTGGAACTGCTGGTTCTGCAGGCTGCCGGCGTTCATGATGCCGTTGCTGGCACCGCCGTAGCTCTGGTTGCCCAGCTGCGCCCACGACAGCGGCGAGCCGGTCAGCTGCGTCGCCGTGTTAAGCGAGCTCTGGCGGATGCCGCTCGCGGTCGCGCCGATACCGCTGGCGCTGTTGTAGTTGCTCACCGACTGGTTGACGTTGCCAGCGGCGCTGTTGCCCGCGTTCACGCCGGTGTTCTGGCTCGCGTTGATCTGCGCCGGTAGGTTGTTGCCCATGTTGACCGCGTTGGCCAGCATGCCGTAGCCGGTCTGCACGACGTTCTCGCGCGCTGCGTTCGCCGCCAGCGCACCCTGCGCCGCGCCGCCCACGCCCAGCTGCGTGCTGAGCGAGGTCGACATGACCTGCGACGGATCGACGCCCATGCTGACCAGCTGCGCCTGCAGGTTGCCGCGCTGTGCCTCGAGCTGATTCTGGTTCTCGGCGAGCGCCTGGCTCGCCATCTGCTCCTGCTTTTGCGGCGTGTTGTAGTCCTTCGCCGCCTGGATGTATTGATCCTGCAGGGGCAGGAACGTATCCGTGTAGCGCTGACGGTCCTCCGATGCGTACTGCATCGACTGGTCCATCGCTGCCATCTGCTTGTCGGCCACCGCCTTGGCCACCGCATTAGCCGCATCGGCCTGATCCAGCGCCTTTTGCTGGAGGCCCATCTGCTGGGTGTACTGGTCCTGGCTTTGCTGCAGCTGCTGCTGGTTGAGCTGCATGAACTGGTTGAACTGGTCCTTGGACAAGTTCATCTGTTCCTGCGCCTGCTGCAGCTGCTGCTGGGAAATCTGCAGCTGGGCGTTGCTCAGCGGGGTGAGGTCAGGTGCCTTCGGCGTGCTCTTTTTTCCCACGGTCGTATTCCTCGCCAAAGGTGACGGTTGCGGGCGCGTCGCGTTCTCGGCCCCGTTCAGCCCTGGTAGCAGCGTTCAGGCTGTCCAGAGTGTACTCGAAATGAATAAAGCCATCGCCGTCCAGCCCTAGCGCCACGCCGCCCATGTGCTGGTTGATGTTGATGGCCAGGTAGTGCTCTTTCCACGCCAGCGTATACAGCTTTCGGCCCGTGGCGAGGTGCTTACGGAAGATGCGCACCGTACGGGCGGACCCCAGCCGGGAGTGGCTCGAGGGGAGGGCCACCACCAGGGCGTCGCCATCCAGGTCGGGGCACAGCTTGATCCCCAGCACCCCATCCTCCCCCAGGTGGTAGAACTCCCAGTCCCCCAGGGCGAACTCGTCGAACGGCTCGACCGGCGCACCGATCGCCATGTGCGCCGCGCTGACCCGTGCCCACAGGAGCCGGGCCAGGTCCATCAGAAACCCGCCTTCTTGAGCCGGGCTGACAGGCTGTCGATCTGCTCTTGGAACTCGAACATGCGCACCGCGCGCTGGTCCTGGTCGGTACCGCCCATCAGCATGTTGACCGCCTCGGCGATCTGCTGCAGCTGGAAGTCCGACGATTGCGCGCCATATTGCTTCGATACGTCGATTTTCTTGATGTCGGTCACGGCACCTGCTCCAGTTCCTTGCGGTTCCCGGCCAGCACCACGGAAAAGACGGAGAGCGTTCCAGATATCTCGACTTCCCATTGCACGGCCTTGTAACCCGAGGGGAGGTTGATCGGCTCCTCGGACCGTACGACGCCGGCCCAGCGCAGCTTGTTGTCGCCGTAAAGCTTGATGCCGATCGTGTCGGAAGCCTGCGACTGCTGGGGGATACCGACGCCGTTGATGGGCGATACGTCGATGGGCTCATCGTTGATGGTGTGCCCAGACGGATCGATGATCGGCGGCGGACCGGCCTGCGGCTCAGCAGAGTAGGCGCTGGGAATGAAATCACCCCGCAGCTGAAGGACACCCATATTGCAGGGCTTGGGCGTCAGGAACGGCTTCGTGCGCCATACGTACAGCAGGGGGTCAGTGGGGTCGCCGTCCCACTGGTACAGCTTGTTCCCCACGATCAAGTGCGCGCTGTTGTCCACCGCGCTGTTCTTCAGGCGCTTGACGCCGTCGTACTGCAGGTCGGTCAGGCCGGTGGTGGCGTCGTCGAAGCCCAGCGAGAAGCCCAGCTGGGTCGAGTAGAAGCCGAAGTACCGCGACTGGTAGACCGCGCCGGACACGCCGTACGGGTTGAACCGCTCGAGCCAGTCCTGTCGCGTGGCGAACGTATTGGACACGTTCTGGGTACCGTCCGGCCCGAGCGAGAACAGGCCGTCCAGCGACGGGAAAAAGCACGTCGTCGAGGTGGTCACGAAGCCGTCGCGGTTGAGGCAGGGGATCACCTCACCGAACTGCTGCAGACCCAGGGTGGTGGGGCTCGAGCCGCTGACCACCACCGGGCGGCCGGTCGTGCCGACGATCAGCATGGTACCGACCCAGCCCATGGATACGATGTCGTCCACGCAGGCGAGCTGGTACTCGCTCGGCCATGCATGCGGGTAGAACGGCACGCTGAAGTACAGTGTGCGGCCCTTGAACGCGCTCAGCATGCCGCCTGGGCCTGCGCACAGGCCCTGCAGGTCCGCCGGCGGGGGCGTCCAGTTGAGCGACTGCAGCGCTGGGTTGGTGGCCACCGTGGTCGACGGGATGTTGTCCGCGAACGTCGCCGGCAGCGCGGAGATGTTCCACTCCTGCACCTCGCGATACTGCACGGACGTGCCCGTGGTGATCGTGCGGTACATGCGCAGCTTGGTGATGTTCGGGTTGGTCGGGTGCACCAGGGTGTTGATGTTCGACACGGTGTAGGTGTCGTCGATCTTGCCCGAGACCGTGATGGTCGACTGCGTGCTGGGTGCGCCCTCCTCGCCGTACTTCGACACGAGGATGAACACGTACACGCGCGTCTCGGTGGTAGCCGAGGTGCCACCCGAGGGTACGATCGTCGGCACGGTACCGAACACCGGCGCGGGCACGCCCACCGGCTCGCCGGGGATGTTCGCCTCGACGTCGCTCATGGTGGTGATGGTGAACTGCACGCCATCGGTCCAGTACAGACGGCCGTACGCGTCGTTGATGATCGGCGCCTTCACTACGTCGGTGCGGCGATCGAACGGGATGAAGTGGTCGATCAGCTCGCCATAGTGGCGGTAGTGATAGACGTCCGCGAGGTTCGGGTGCGTGTCGAACGTGGCGAGCAGCTTGGCCTGCTGCCAGCTACGCAGCTCGCCCGAGAACAGCTTCGAGTTGACCGCGTACTGTGCGTTGCTGTCGGGCAGGAGGCGCTTTCCCAACCGAGGGATGATGCCGCCGAAGCCTGCTACGCGCAGAATGGTCACGCGGATACCTCACTTGACGTTGATCAGGCGCTCGATGCGGGCCATCAGCTGGACGAAGGTGAAGGCCTCGGAGGCCTCCAGGGTGGAGCGCATCATAAACGCATGCGCCAGCTCGAGCTCTTGCTTGCTTAGGGGCTCCGGTAGCGTGGGGGGTACCACGACCGCAGCCGGATCAGGTTTGCGCGCTGCCATAAGTCCCTCAGTTGCTGCTAGCGCCGTAGACCTCCACCGTCATGTTCGCGGTGGAAATGCCATCGGTCACGGCCAGGTTCCAGAAAGAGTCGCCCTCGGTATTGTTCAGTGCACGCGAAAACACCGGGGAGAACGAATGGGTATCGTTGATGTTGATTGCTGCGCCCGTGTTCGAGTTCTTCGTCCACGTGGCCGTGAGGGTACCCTGCCCACCGGACCCCGTATACGTGCCGCTGACCGTGGAGACGAACGCCGCCATATGTAGCGTGGCTGGCCCGCTGACCGAGACCGGCACGTAGTTGGTCGCGCCGGCGAGCTGAGCAAGCCGGATTTGTCCGCTGGTCGGCACGTTGGCATTCGCCGGCACGTTGGGTACCCACGGACCGCCGCGGTTGAAGTTGTGCAGGGGGGTGTTAGCGGGCGCGCCGAACACGCTGCGCATCTGCGCCATGTCGACCGGGGGCCCGCTAACGGTGGCCATCAGTGCTTCTCCAGGTCAGCCACGCGGCGGCGCAGGTCCTGCAGCGTGCGCACGATCGGGGCGGTGAGCTTCTGGTACGACAGGCCACGGATGTTGCCGATCGGGAAGATCAGCTCCGGCACGTAGTCGACCGCCTCCTGCACCACGAAGCCGAAATCTTCCTGGCCCGTCACCTTGTTGGTGTAGCGCACCGGGCGTAGGCCGTCGATGATGTGCTCAGCGTCGACCAGGGTCATGCCGATGATGTCTTCCTTGATGGCCGCATCCGACAGGTCAACCACTGCGCCGCCGGTCATGGTGCCGGTGACGTAGAGGTTGCCGCTGATCGTGCCGCCGCCCAGCGGGAGCTTGCCATCCAGCGCGGCCTGCAGTCCGCTCGTCTTGGCGATCGACAGCGTGCCATCGGACATGGCGGTGGTGATGGTGCAGTTGGCCGTGCCATCGAACGTGGCCGAGCCGCCGACCACACCCGTCACGCCGATCGAGCGCGCCGTGGCCAGCTTGGTCGCCGCCAGCGCCGTGGCCGACGCGCTCACCCAGCTCTCCATGGCGATGTTGCCCTGATCTGTGGTGTCGATCGTCGCCTTCAGCTTCGAGCCGGCCGACCAGCCGAGCTTGACCACGTTGGTGGACTGGCCCACGCCGGTGCCCTGTTGCACCGGGTCAAACCCCAGCTTGGCGTTCCAGCGCGCGTCGCCATACACCTGCAACGGCGTGTCGAACTGACCGATGGGAAGCTTCGCGCTGGCATCCAGCGTGGCCACGCCGAGCGCGGTGCCATTGTGGTGGTTCCAGTCGACAGCACCGAGCATGCCCGCTGTGATGCGTGCGTCGATCAGAGTGCCGGCGCTGAAGGTGCGCGCCAGGGTACCCTCGCGGCCCCGCGTGATGGTCAGCACATCGACCGTGCGGCCGGTGCACTCGACGATCTCGATGTTGCCGTTCACGTCCTCGATGGTGAGCATGAACGACTGGCCGGCCGCCGGGTTCGGGAACCGGGCGCCCTCGCCGTTCGGCAGGGTGATCGTCGGGTCTGTGGGCCCGATGTTGCTCAGCAGCGACGACTGCGCGTTATTCGCGTAGAGGTAGTAGGGGTTCGCCATAGATCACCGCCGGATGCGCACGCCACGCCCAGCGAAGATCGGGGCCTGGATGCGCTGATTGTTTCGCTGGGCACCGTTGCGGACGTGAGCCCGCGCGGCGAACTTGGCCTTCGTGTATTCGGTGTTGAAGAACGTCGCGAGCGTGGTGTCGCGCCAGGGCTTCGTGGGCATCGCCATCAGGCGCGCGAGCACGCCGGCGGCCAGGGGCTCGTAGTAATACTCCACGAGGCTGTCCGGCAGGAAGTCGTCGTCGGGGTCCTGCGTCGGCTGCTTGTAGACGTCGACCGTGATGGGGTAGTCCACATCCGGCGGCCGGTTGACGGTGAACGTACCGGGGTACAGCTGCCAGTAACCGTCCGGCTTGCCCGCTTCGGGCATGTAAGTGGCCGGCGGCTGGCTGCCTTGGTTGATCTCGTTCATCGTGCGCGAGGCATCGTCCACGCGCGGCAGGTTGAGGATGCCGGCGACGAGACCGCCTTCGTTGGGCACCAACACGTAGTCGACCATGCCGGCCTTCAGCGTGACCGGGATGCTCTCGCGCCACAGCGTGGTGGCCTTGAGGAAGTCCCGCGCCACACGGCGAATGTTGTAGTCGACGATCGGCTCGTCGGCACCGCGTACCTGCGGCAGGATTTCGTTGTACAGATCGGAAAACTTCGCCATCACAGGCCCCCGGTGAGCATCGCTGTGAACTGACTCATCAGCGTCATGGCGCGATTATCCACTGCGAACTCATCGTCGCGGAACTCGGCGCGACCTGCCACGTAGTTGTACGTTGCCACGAACCATTGGTCGGGCAGCGGCATGGGGATGGTCGACCAGTCTGTGCTGGCGACGGTCGTGACCTGCGGGAGGTCGTCGAGGTAGCGCCCGACGAACATATCGGGGCGGATACGGCGCGCCTCGAGGACGGCGTCGTTGAGGTACCCCACCAGATCAACGGTGGGGTACCGATAGTTGTCCTGGTCCTGATCCTGCAGAACCTGACGGACACGGTCGAGCAGGTCAGAGACTTTACGGACAGCCATGATTTCGCCCTTGCGTTATTCCTTCGGCAGCGCCGACACACCCTCGTACAGCTCGGGGTGATCATCCTCGTAACCGGCCGGCGTGCGCAAGGCCGTGCTGACCTCGCCATTGGCCAGATCGCGGTAGTACGGGTGCTTCGGCTTGCGTGCCTGGGGCAGCGTCTCGCCAGGGGCCGCGGGTACGGACTCGGGCTGGCTGGCGGCGGCTTCCGCGGCGGCCGCATGGGCCTCCTCGTCGCTCACTGCCGGAGCATCGACCGGCGGCAAGCCGGTGTCGGCCGGAGCTTCGGGCGCGGCTTCGACAGGTGCTGGAGCGGGTGCAGGCTCGACGGGTGCTTCGGGCGCGGCTTCGACAGGTGCCGGAGCGGGTGCGGGCTCGATGGGCGCTTCGGGCGCCGGTGCGGCCGGGATATCGTTCGACGTGGTTTCTTCGGTCATGACCTTTCCTCAGAAAAGGGGAAACCCCCGGATCGCTCCGGGGGCTCCACTATGCCAACTTACGGACCCTTGACGGCGTAGGCCGTCGCGATCGCAGTCGGCTGCGGCACACCACGACCATAGACCTGCAGGCCGCGCATGATCGTGCCGAAGGTCAGCTCGGAGCGGATGGTCTCCGCCTTGTTGAGCTGGGTGGCAAACGTCAGCGCCATCGGGTGGAGGGCGTACATGTAGAACGCCGTCTTGCCCGTCTCGGTGGCGGTCGGCAGCAGGTTCGAGCTGTAAATCTCGAAGCGGTCGATTTCGCCGATGAGGCCGTTGCGCATCGGGCTGGTGGTGTCACCAGTGATCGACGCGTTGCGCAGGTCCGACTTCTTGAGCAGCGAGGCCGCCCACATCGGAATCACGAGCTTGCGGTTGCCTTCCGGGATGTTCTGCTCGTCCAGGACCTGGCCCATATCGATGATGAGATCGATGATGTTGGTCTTGTCCAGGACCAGCGGCGCACCGGCGGCACCGAGGTTGATGTTGGCCGAGATACGACCGGCGGTCGCACCCTTGTTGGCCGCGGCGGCGCGCGTACGGATGTAGGCGAGGACCTCGGTATCGACCGCGATCTTCAGCTTCTCCGAGGCGTTGTCCGACCACGGGCCCGTCATGTTGAACATCGACTGGGCGTCGGCCACGTCGTCCATGATGAACGCCCAGTAGTTGCCCTGGTCGATCGTCAGGTCGAACGTGGTCTGGGCCGGGCGCTGATTGCTCAGCGTGTCGCCCATCTTGTACGGGGTGATGGTGATGTCCGGCACCTGGTTGATGCGGACGGTATCGCCCTGGTTCTTGATCTCACCGAGGTAATCGGTGGTCGAGATAGCGGGCACCACCGACGCGTCGTAAAAGCGCTCGAGGAGCTTTTTCGACCAGAGAGTGGGGATGATATTACCCGAGTAATCGGGATGACCTGCGGCGATGGGGTAAACGGCCATGGCGGACCTCTATGGGCAGTGGGCTTTCGGCTGTCAGGAAACGACTCGGTTATCGAGCACCGCCTTGTCCATGTCCGCTGCGATCTGCTTCCACTCCGCCTCACGTCCCTTCCAGTGGCCCTTGGTCTTGTCGTCGTAATGCGCGTTGATCTCGGCCATGGAGTAGGTGCGACCTTTCGACCCGCGGCCATTGCTGGCGGGTGTCGACGGTGCAGACGGGGAGGGTGAAACCATCGCAGCAGCCGGATTCGGCGGCGTGCTGGCCGAGTCGTTATTGTTGGCGTTGCCATCCGGCAGGCCGAACTCGGCTTTGAACTTGTTGAAAAACCGGGCACAAGCCGTAGCGTTACCTTCAGCGTAGTAACGATCCAGCGCATTTTTGCGCGGTTCGTAGCTATCTTCACCCGGTTTCGCAAGCCAGTCAACAAACCGGCGATCGCCCGAGCTGTGCATCGTATTGATACGCTGCCAGTCCGACTTGCCCTTGCCGTCCACCACCAGGCGGTCCATCTCATTGTTGAACCGCGTCTCGGCGTCCTGGTACACCCGAGCGCTGGTGGTCTGCACGCCGTGGCCCAGCTGAGCCACCGTCGCGCCGAGCTGCTGAATCTGGTCGACCAGTGGCGCCACGACGAACTCGAGTTCCTCCTGCGCGATGTCGCGGATCAGGCCGGCCAGCTCGTCACCGTATTCCTTGATCAGCTCCGGCTTGGCGATCACGCGCTTGGTGCGCGGCGCCGGCGGGGGCGTGGGGGCCTCGTTCTGCTTGAGCACCACCATGCGCTCGAGCATCTGCGCGCGGCCATTGGCCTCGGCGAGCTGTTGCTGGGTGCTCTCGAATCGAC